GGACCATGCAAGCCGCCGCGCTCCACTTCCTGAAAAGCTATTCGCATTGGCTCCATCAGCTCTCGCTGCCGATGTTCGTCTTGGTCATGCTCTGCGCGGCGTGGCTGTGCTGGGTGAGCTTGCCGGGTTTTCTTCGCGTCGCCGTTCCAATCGCCATCCGCCTCATCCCGTGGCTGAGCGCCGACTATCGTTCGCGCCGCATCAGCACGCGTCAGATGTGCCCGGCTTGCGGTGACCGCGGCCCGCATGGAATTAAGTTTGAACCTGAGCATCAGCCGAGCGGCCTGGTCGCCCTGACCTGCCGCAAGTGCTCCGCGCGCTGGGGGTATAATCCGATTGTCAAACCCCAGGCCTTCGTGAGGCCGAATACGGAGGAATAGATGGGCTGGACTCCCGCGGCGTTCTGCCAAAACCCTAAACACCTTATTCCTCCCCGCACAAGGTGGAATGGCACAGCCTACGAATGCCCGAGTTGCCACATGATTCCGCCGCGTCCCACACGCCCAACAGGCGTGGCGATCCCAAGGACGGTGCGCTAATGTCCTCGATTCTTAAGGCCGCGCGCGACGCGCTTGCGCCGATCTTTACGCCCGGCCAGACAACCATCGATGGCATCACGCCCGGCTCCTGGGCCAGCCCGCAGAATCCCATCCGACCGATTCCTCAGCTTGCGATGGGCCTGCGCACGTGGGATTACACGCCCGCGATCAATTTGCAGTTCACTCCCCGCGGCGATGTGCCGATCAGCTTCCAACAGCTCTGGTCGGTCTCGAACAGCTTCGATCTCTGCCGCCTGGTCATCGAGGCGCGCAAGAACCGGATCGCAAATCGGCCATGGGTGATCCGCGTAAAGAATCAGCCTGGAGAGCTCAAGAAAGATCGCCTTGCGCGCGAGCAGAAGACGCCGAATGTCGCGCGCCTGACTGCGCTGTTTCAGTATCCAGACGGCTACTATCCGTTCGACAAGTGGATCAGGATGTGGGCTGAGCAAATGCTGGTGTTTGACGCGGCCACGGTCGCGCCGATCCGCAACGTGCTCGGCGATATTTTTCAGCTCCGGATCATCGACGGCGCGACGATCACTCCCTTGATCGACAACTACGGGTTTGTGCCCGCGCCGCCTAGTCCGGCCTTTCAGCAGATCATCTTGGGCATCCCTTCAGCCGACATGATCGCCGGCGGCTGGGCTCAGACTAAAGACGGCAAAGCGAAGAAAGAGTACACCGTCGACACGTTGGTTTACTCAAAGAAAAACCCGCGTGTGAACTCGCGCTGGGGATATTCGCCCGTCGAGCAGATGATCGTCACCTTGGGGATCGCCTCGAATCGGCAGACGTTTTTGAAGGAGTACTACCAGAGCGGCAACGTTCCCGAGGGCGTGATGTATCTACCTGAAGGCTGGTCGTCTCAGCAGATCAAGGATCATCAGACCTGGTTCGATTCATTGTTGGCTGGAAACCTCGCGCGACGCCGCCGCATCCTCATGGCCCCTGAAACGAAACAGCCTGTCAGTTTCTCAAAACAGAACGCGCTCACCGATGGCACCGATGAGTACCTGATCCGCGTCGTGGCCTTCGCTTTCGGCGAGAGCCCGGCGAACCTGGTGAAGCAGGTTGGGCATCAGTCGACCAACAAAGAGCAGAACGACACGTCGGAGGAAATGGGCCTCGAGAGCGACCTGAAACACATCGAGACTGAGATGAATCGGATTATCGATCAGGTCATGGGCGCGCCTGACGTCGAGTTCGCGTTCGCTGACGCTGAGGAAGTGGATCCGCTGAAAAAGTCTCAGATCGATGTGGCCTATGTGGGCGCGGGCATCTACAACCGCGACGAGGTCCGCGAGGCCAACGGCGACGATCCGCTGCCGATTCCGCAGGGCGCGATGTTCGGCATCACCACGGCGACGGGGTTTGTTCCGCTGGACGCCCCACCGCCTCAGCAGGGCGCCGGCGACGGCGAGGACGACGAAGATCCCGATCCCGGGTCTGAGCGGACGCCGGCGAACCGTGGGACTGTGAAACTACGAAAGAATTCATTGCGCCTCGTCGGCGGCGATCTCACGCCGCGGTCGCGTCAGGCCCGCGAGCATTCAAGCCGGGTCCTGCGCAAATTCTTGAAAGATCAGTCATTGCGCGTGGGCGCGAAAGCCGCGGCTGAATTTCAGGCCGCGAAATCGCTAAGGCTTGGCGGCCTCTCGAAGGGCGACACCGAGGAAGACACAGCGCGGGCCTTGGCGATCCTGACGATGCTGGAATGGGATTATCCGACGCTCTATCGTCAGCTGCTGCCCTATCTCGAAATGGCGGCTGAGGAAGGCGCTAAGACCGGTGCGTACCAGGTTGCGGCCAATGCTGGTGCTGACCTCAACGAGACGCTTAACGAAGCGCTGGCGGCGGCAAAGCGCGCGGCCGACGAGCGATCGGCGCAGATGGTCGGTCTGAAAGTCCAAGACGACGGCACCGTCGCTGAGGCCACCGGCGCGCAGTGGGCGATCTCGACGACGGCGAAGGATGATGTGCTGGCCGCGATCCAGCAAGCGATCGTGGAAGAGTGGTCGCCAGATCAGCTCGAGGCGGTGATCCAGGCCGCGACGATTTTCCAGCCTGACCACGCCGACCTGATCGCGGACGCCGAGGTATCGCGCCAACAGGCCGGCGGCCATCTACTTAGCTGGCGCGCGAGTGGAATGGTGCTCGAATACGCCTGGACCGTTCAAGATATCGGCTGCTGCCCTCAATGCGCCAGCTACAGCGCCCTCGGCAGCGTCCCGGTCGGCTACGAGTTCGCCCCGATGATCTACGCGCCTGGCGCTCACCCAAACTGCCGTTGCTGGCTGACTGCCACCAAGCTGAAAGGCCAGGATTAGTGTTACACCGTAACGTTCGCACGGCATTTTTGCGCCCTCGATTTGGTTACGGCGTAACGTTCAAAACGCTGTATTTTGCCTCATTTGCGGTGCATTTCAATGCTTATTTTTGTTACGCGTAACGATTTTCATGAAAGTGCGTGTGTTGCGTTATTGACACACGTTTGCTCTTTTAGCGTTTTTTGTTCTTTAAACATTCGCTACCGTTACGGCAGATGTGACGCTTTCGTTACGGTTACCCGTCTCAGTTACGCAGGCAGAGTACAGAGGCATATTAAGAACAAAAGCAAATACCTACGCCACGCCCCGTTCGGGCGCGTCGTTTCCGAGGTTTTCGATGAATGACCCGCAAATGCCCGTAGAAGCCTCTCAGAGCGATTTGGGGGTATCAGAGGCCACAGAAACGCCAGCGGTGGAAGCTGCCCGGCAAAGCGCCCCGGCGTCGGGCGCTGTACAAACCATCGCAAACCTCGTTTTCAACCTCGACGGTACGGTCTCGCCGGATCAGCTCGAAGGCCTGCCTGATGAACTCAGGGAGCGCGTGACCTCACCCGGCTTCGTCGCCCAGGCGCGGGCGTCGATCGCCGAGCAGCGTCGGGCGAACGGTGAAATCGAGAAGACGGGCAGGCGCGAGTCTATCCGGCCGATCCGGTTCCTGGTGAGCCACGAGGGTCCAAACCGGCGCGAACGGCGCAAGTGGAGGCTGTGATAGAGTTTTTGTGATCAGGAGGGCATCGACGTGCAAACCGTTAATTTCCAAACCACCAACCCCGCGCAGCTCATTGACCGGGTGACAGAGCTGCAGATCGCGGCGCAACTCGACGAAGCGAACAATCTCGCGGAGGCCGTGTACACGGGCGCCGGCGCAATCGCCCTCGGTGGCGTCGCCATCCTCGCCGCTGGCGGAACCTCGGCTGCCGCGATGACGCTGGCGAGCCCTCTGGCTGGGGCTCAGAGCGCGGGCGGCAACGATGGGATGCGCATGAAGATCATTTCCGCCGACGCGGCCCTCTACACGATCACCGCAGCCGCAGATTCGATCGATGGAGCATACGACACGATCAGCTTCGGGAGCTCAACGTCGATCGCCGGAATCGGGCTTGAGTTGACCGCCTACAACGGCAAGTGGTACACCGGCGGTTCTGTGACCCTTGCAGCGTCGAAGACGAACGGCACCGTCACACTGCAGGAAGTGTAAAAGGCGCAATGGGCAATCTGGCTCTAACCAATCCGACCGAGCCGCAGCAGACCGTCGCCGCGCTGGTGGCGGCTGTGCTGCTTGACGAAGCCATTCTCGCCGGGACGGCGACTGCGGCTTCGGTGGCTGTGCTTAGCGGCGACATCACCGCGCTCAACAGCGAAGTCGCCGCATTGCAATCTGCAGTCGGATATACAAAGTACGTCGCCGCGGGCGCAATCGCAGCCGCAGCGGGACATGCAGTGTTGCAGGCGGGAAGCGCAGCTCACATGACTCTCGCAAACCCTCCCAGCGATAATCTTTTGCTCATCGTCGCCGCTGCCGATTCCGAAGCATATTTGCTCACCTGCTCAAGTGGAAAACTCAGTGGGGGAACCACTGGAACATGGGTGGCCGGCATCGGGAATGGTCTGATCCTGCTTTCCTCAGGCGGAGTGTGGTTAGCTGTCGGCGTGAACAACGTGGTGATCGCATGAAGAAGTTTGAGAAATTCGTTCCACTGACAAAGATCGAAGAGCAGGCCGACGGCACGCTGCATGTTTTCGGAACTGTCACCGCCGAGCAGCCAGATCTTGAGAACGAAGTCTGCGACTACGCCGGCACTAAGCCGCTGTACCAGGCGAAGGTCACAGCGATGTTCAAGCTAACCTCCGCGGTCGACGGGATGACGCCTTCACTCATGCCGATGCGCGAGATGCACCAGCTCAAGGCCGTCGGGGCCGGACGATCCATCGAATTCGACGACGCGGCAAAAACGATCAAGATGGGATTCCATGTGGTCGATCCAACGACAGTCGCCAAATTTCGCGCTGGCGTGCTGGTCGGCTTCTCTCAAGGCGGAGTCTACGTCGGCGACGTGGTTCCCGATCCTGTTCATGCGGGGTGTAAGCGTTATGTGGCCGATCCGCAAGAGGTCTCAGCCGTCGATACTCCCTGCCTTCCGTCCGCGCTTGTTGAAACCATGAAAGGCCGCACTGTCACGCTGACTAAGGCGAATGGAGTGACTGAGCAGGTTCCCTTGCAGATTATGCCTGTTGACCAGGCGCGGCTTGTCAAGGCTGAGCGCGAAATCGCAGAGTTGCGCGAGCTCCTGAAAGAGAAAAAGACGAAGCGCGTAGACGGCGTGGACTTGACCGCCAGTTGCTTCGCGCACGTCGGCGATCCTGACGATCCCGAGACCTGGAAGCTTCCAATCAATTTCCCGGGCGACGACGAAAAAACCAAGTCACACATCCGAAACGCCCTCGCCCGCTTCGAGCAAACCGAAGGCATGAGCGCCGAGGAAAAGAAGGCCGCCAAGAAGAAGATCATGGCGGCGGCGAAAGAGCACGGGATCGATGTCGACGAGTCAGCCAAGGCCGCCATCGCGCAGGCCTGTGCTAAGATTGCGATGCAAAAGGGGCTGTACGAAGTCGGGTGGCTGGGCGATCTAATCGAGAGTCTCCACTGGCTTTGCTTGCAGACAGAGTTCGAGCTGGACATGGAAGACGACGGCAGCAAAGTGCCGGCGGAAATGCGGGACGCGTGGCTGGCTCTGATCGAGCAGTTCAAGGCGATGGCCGTCGAAGAGGCGGACGAATTAGCAGCCCAAGGAGGGGCGAAAGGCATGAAGATCACCGACCAGGCCGGACTCACCAAGGCGGCTAAAACCCTGCATGAGCACCTCGAAAAACACATGGAGATGCATAAGGCACTCCACGAAAAGATCGAGGGCGCTCTCGCCAAGGACCACCCGATCATGAAGGCTCACAGCGCCATGATCGACCACTGCGAAAAGTGCATGAAGGCCGCCAAAGACGCAATGGACGGGCAGGAGCCTCAAGAGGAAGACAAGGACAAAGATGGCGAGAAAGCTCTGCAGGCTCGGATCGACGGGCTTGAGAAATCGCTGAAGGACCTGACTGAGAAGCTGAGCAAAACCGCCGCGCCTGGGCAGGCTGCGAGTGGAGCTGCCGCAGCGACGACTGACGCCTCTCCTTTCGCTGAGCTGACCGCCGCGCCCGCCGCAGCGCGGTAATCGACGTTGACCACGGGGCGCTCGCCAGCGCCCCAAACCTAAACTCAAAGCCGCCGGAATGAGGAGCCACACCATGCGCCTTTCCGGCATTCCGCAGTCGAAGTACGTTGCACTCGTCGCCAAGACGGATATGAACCGGCTTAGCGAAATGGTCAAAGAGCACGGCGTCAAGGCGTGGCGCGAATATGTTAAGAAAAACGCCGTGAAGCTGGCCAAATCCTCGACAACTGAAGGCTTGACGACCGGCCTCGATCTCGTCTTCATCGATCTGCGCGCCCCGGCTTACATGCTGGACCCGATCTATACGCCGATCCGCAACACAACCCCGCGCTGGGACAAGGTCAACGCCGGATACGGCGTCCAGCCTCAGTGGAAGGCGATCACCGCCATCGATGCCACCGGCCAGTTCCCCGGCGTCTCTGAGGGCAACACAAACGCGTATGGCTCGTTCACCGAGGTCAATTACTCGTCGCCCTATGTCACCCTCGGCACCGATGACTTTGTGACCTACGAGGGCATCAGCGCGGGCGAAGGCTATGAAGACATCCTCGGCGACGGCAAGATGTGGGAGCTGCTCCGCTTCGTCAGGATGCAAGAGCGGACCTACCTGGGCGGCGCCGGAACGACAGCCTCGAACGGCGCTCTGCAACTCGGGACCACCGGCACGCCGGTCGGCGTTCTCTCCGCGCTCAACAACGCCAAGTTCGTTACCGGCGTTCTTCCGGTCGGCTCCTACGCTGCAGCCTATGCCGTGTCGCTCAACTATCGCGCCGCAGTGAACTCAAGCAACACGGTCGCCGCGGGAATCACCACACAGTACCTCCGGTCGAACGCTGACGGATCGGCCGATACGATCAACGGCGGAACGGCCATCGTCTCGGCCGCTTCGAACGTCGTCGGCCCGACGGTGACCGGGACCAAGACGATCACGTTCAACATCCCGCCCGCGGCCGGTGTGTGGGGCGTCGCCTGGTTTATCGAAATCAACACGACCACGACCTTCACGCCAAATCCGGCGCTCGCCAAGCTCTCCGGGATCTCGGTCGGGCAGAGCTGGTTCAACTATTACGGCCAGACGCAGGGAACGCAGACTGCGGCTTACGCAGGCTCCGGTGGATATGCCGGCTTCGCAAGCGATCTTTCCACCAATGCGCTCGACATGGACGGCCTGCTGACCATCGCGTCGAACTCGAATTACACCGCTGGGCTGCCGACCTTCACCTATCCGGCTTCGGCGTTGCAGACAGCTCTAGCCGGCGGCGTCGATCTGCATGGTGCTGGCCTCACCAATGGAGGGCTCGTCGGTTCCATCACGGAAATCGACAACATCCTCTATGCGATCCAGCAAGCGGCTCTGACCTCGCCCACGCGGATTTATCTCTCGACCGATCAGGTCGCGGGTTTCCGTTCGGCCTTCATGGTGGGCGCGACGGGCTCGACGGCGATCAACTACTTCTTCCAGGGCGGAGGCCCACAGGAGGACGACAGCGGGATCTCGGTCAACCAGCACATTGCGAAGTACCACAACATCTTCGCGCTGGCTGGCGGTCAGTTCATCGACGTCATCCAGCATCCCTACCTGCCTGCCGGCACGATCCTGTTTGATGTCGATAACCTGGGAATCGCATACGACAACAGCCGCCTCGGTGAGACCCGCGGCGTCTTCGTCCGGCGTGATACCTATGGGATCGAATTCGCGCAGACCAGCCGCAAATACCCATTCGGCGTGTTCTCAGAGGAAGTGCTGGCGGTCAAAACACCGAACATCATCGCTTACATCAAGGGCGCTGGTCCGTTCGGCCAAACGAACCAGTTCTAAACGGCATGAGGGCCGCGCAGCACCGGCGCGGCGTGTGCCCTCAGCCCGGAGCCTGGCGAGGTTTCGGGCACCCTTTCAGCCGCGGGACGGCCGGAATGTTTCACGGCGGAGCAGGACGGCCCAGCGCGCGGGATTTTCACAGAGTCCCGCGCGCGACTTCGATGTAACTTAAGTTACATTTTTGACGGGCGGACCTGATGACAGCTAACGCGATCGATCTGACGACAGTTGCCGCGGCGAATAACTACCTGAATCAGCCGGGCGTCGATGCTTCGATCATTCAAGGTCTCATCACGGCCTACTCGCGAGCAGTCCTCACGCGCACCGGTCGCCGCAATCTTTCCTCGATCCAGAATTACTCGGAGACTTATAGCGGCAGCGGCTCAGACCGTCTGCAACTCCGCAACTACCCGATCCTCGCCGTATCGAGCCTGGTCGTTGGCGTGACCGCGATCCCCCAGTCGCCTAGGCCGACGCAGGTTGGCTGGGTGATCGATACGAGCGGTTCCCAGGCCACGCTTGCCCTCCGTGGCGCGTCAAGCAATGGTCTGGATGGATTCAGCCGATTCTCACGCGGGCAGGGAAATTGGGGCGCCTATGGCAACGCCCCGCCGTTGGGGTACTCGCCCTACCGCTTCGTCGAAGGCGTTCAGAACGTCGCAGTCAGCTACACCGCTGGCTACGTCCTCGATGCCATCGCTGAGGCTCAGACCGTGCCGGGGACGCCTGGACCATACACCGTGGCTGTAGATCAGGCTGACGATTTCTGGCTGGACCAGGGTGTTACCCTCGAAGACGGCACGGCGCTCACAGGAGTGCCTGCCACACCTGGGCCGGGGGAATACACGCCGCCGGCCTACGGCGTGGCCCCGCTCGGCGTTTACACCTTCAACGCGGCTCAGCAAGGCGTTGAGGTCAACATCAGCTACCAGTACGGCGGGACGCCTGAAGATCTGAGCGAGGCCGTGACTGAGTGGGTCGGCGACGTCTATCGCTCGCGGCAGTGGATCGGGCAGAAATCGCAGATGCAGCCCGGCGTCGGAACGACAAGCTATGCGACCTGGCCCATGCCTGATCGGGTAAAATCGCTGTGCGACTTCTATCGCATGAGGTTCATCACACAATGACCCACGCTGAGATTCGATCAACGGGTACGTTTGCTCACGATGTCCATCGCAAAAGATACAACCTTCTCTATTTCTGGGGCGATTGGACCTTGCTTCTGCCAGCAGAGGACGAATGAGTCTAGTCAACCTCAAAATCGAGTGGGAAGGTGCAGCAGAGAGCCTCCGCGAGAAGGGTGAGTTGCTGCAGGAAGCGCTGCTGGCAACGGTCGGCGAGCTCGGCGATAAGCTCTGGGAGTTGGTCATCGGCAATCTGAGCGGCGCGATTCTGCAGGCGCGCAGCGGAAAGCTGGTCTCAGCCGTCGAGCTCGAGGCCGCCGCATTCGTCGGCTCCGTGTGCGGCGTCGCCGTCGAGATCCCCGAGGACAGCCCGGAATGGATCATCGGCATGGCTCATGAGTACGGCGGAACCGGGTACTATCTGATCCTGCCAGTCAACGCTCAGGTTCTTGCGTGGATGGGCCCCGAGGGCACAGTCTTCGCTCACCGGGTCAATCACCCGCCGGCGCTTGAACGTGCACCGTTCCGCTCAGCTCTCGCGCTGATGGAGGTCGACGCGGTCGATCAGATCAAGACCACCATCGCGGAGGTGCTGGCCGCATGACCTCACTCGAGACGATTTATACAAATTTGTACAATTTGCTTTCGCAGACCCAGCAACTCACCGATGGTGTCCCGAACGGCCAGCCGGCCTTTCTGACGACTGCTCGGCGCTTGCCGCAGGTCTCTCAGGTCGGCCAGGCTCAGCAACCCGCGATGTACATCCTCGAGGGCGAGGAGATTGTCCGCGGCAAAGTGCGCGGGCCTGGGCGGTATTTGTTTAAATGCGCCGCAGTGATCTTCTTCCGCAACACGGGCGGTCCCGATCAGGTCACATCGACGCAGATGAACGCCTTGCGCGATGCCTTCAACTACCAGATCGAGCAGCGCACGCTTGCGCCCGACGGCGTGACCGTCGTCGGCCTTTTAGGCGGCAAACAACAGACGCTGGGAGGCGTGGTTTATGATGCGTATGTTGACGGAACTGGGCTGAGGAACGAGGGCTTGTTGAACAACCAGGGCGCGATGTCCTTTCCGATTTCGATTCTGAGTGGCATGTAAGACGGGCCTGTGAAGCCCGCCAGGGTTGATCCGCCGAATTCAAAAGGGAGCACACGCAATGTCGATTCTCGCTGGCCTTCAATTCGGACCCGGATTCCTACTCGCCGCCCCACAAACGGGCAGCGGCAATCCCGCGCCCAACCCCACGCCTTTCCAGGTCGGCGTGATCCAAAACATGAAATTCACGCTCGGCGCCGACATCAAGGAGCTGTTCGGGCAGAATCAATGGCCCGTCGACACTGCGATCGGCAAGCGGACTATCAAAGGCTCATTTGAATTTGCGCAGATCTCAAATTTCCTGATCAGCCAGGGCTTCACGGGCGATGGAACGACCGCTGGCGTCATCCAAGACGTCCCCGCGGAAGCGCATACAATTCCAGGCACACCTTACGAGGTCACGGTCACCGAATCTGCGCATTGGGTCGCTGACCGTGGCGTGACATATTCAGCGACGGGGATTCCACTCACACTCGTCTCTGGCTCTCCGACCACAGGCCAGTACAGTGTGGCTGCGGGCGTCTACACCTTCGCCGCCGCCGACACAACGCTGGGCGTCTTCATCGCCTACACTTACTCGATCGCAGCCACAGGCACGACGCTGGCTGCGGCCAATCATCCGATGGGCTGGGGTCCGCTGCTCGACCTTGACGCTTGGTTTCCCTATGAGAACGGCTCAGGCGGTCTCGCAGGCATCGGCTTCAACTTCCCCAACTCCCGGCTGGGCAAGATCGACGCTGGCGACCAAGCTCGACGATTACACCATGTACACCTGTGATTTTTCGGCCTTCGCGGGTCCCAATGGCAATCCGTTCAACAGCTACGAGCTTTTCTAATTCGTTCCACGTGGAACAGCAAAGAGGACATCCGCCGTGCAAGAAACTGTCGTTGTAAGGGGCGAGTCTGTGACTCTCGCCACCATCACCATCGAAGCTCTCGAAGCCATTGCTGTCGAGGAGAAAAAGGGCCGCGACTTCAACATTGCGTTAGTCGCGGCCTCCATCTTTTCAGCCGGCGATAAAGAGCGTGGGTCCGTCGCCTGGGTGAAGACGTTGACAATCTACACCCCCGACGAGAATCCATCCGAGTTCCTGCAACTGCTTCCCGTGGCCTGCAAGGTCAACGGCTTTAAAGTTCCGAAGCTGGGGGAACCGGAGCCGGGAGCACCGGCGGCGGGGTAGACCTTGAGTACATCTTCGGCACGATGGCGCGCTGGCATGGGTACACGATGGATCAGACGCGGAAGATGCTGCTCACCGATTTCTGGCTGCTCGACCGCTTCCTGCTGCGCCATCCTCCCGCCGACCTCATCGTCGCCGCCTACCTGGGCATCAAGACGCCGAGTCGGTCTGGCTCGCGCCGCGGAATCGGCTCCATGCGCGATGCAGCTAAAATAAACGCCAAGGCTCTCGGGCAGCTTCCCCAGCGCAAAAAGCCGGGCGAGCTGCCCGCGCGTCTCAGGAATCCCGAGACCTTGGCAATCATGGAAAGGATGAAGGCCGAATGGGCGACGACAACCAGCTCCGAGTAGTAATTACCGTCGATCCCTCCCAGGTTGCGCCGGGGATCCAGTCGGCGGCCTGGACGATCCAATCCACCGCGCAGACCATCGCTCAGGCCCAGAATGTCATGGCCACGGCCACGCGCAACCTGGCCGATGCTCAGGTCGAGCTCGGCGCTGCGGCAGCCGCTGGGAACGCCGAAGCCGCCCAGATCATCGCTGAATATCAGGCGCAGGCCCGCGAAGCCGCCGTGGCCGTCCAGGAGCTGACGGCGAGCACCGAGGCCAGCGTTCCCGCGTTCACGGAACAGGCGGCCGCGGCCGGCAGGGCATCGGCTGCGATTGGCTCTGTTGGCATTTCCTCGCGTCAGGCGGCCACGGCTGGAATCGGCATACTCGAAGGCCGGATGATGAGCGGCAATCGCGCCGCGGCGGCGTTCCTTTCGACGACGCTAGGCCTGGGGCCCGTCTTGCAAGCCGCATTCCCCGTGATCGGTGCCCTGGCGCTCGGCGAGGTTTTGATCGACATCGGCAAGGCGCTCTACAAATTCGGCGAAGATGCCCGCGAGATCGGGCAGGAACTCGGGGGCAACTGGCTTGACGGTGCGATCCTCCAGCTTGAAGGATTCGGCGGGGAGCTGGAAAAACAAGAGAAAAACATCGCTGAGTTCCACGCTCAGTTCGATGAATCGACGCGGCAATTGAAAGAGCAAGCCTTTCAAACAGCCGGCGAAAGGGGTGGGCCGGGCGAGGAAGCTGCGGCTCGGGGCGCGGCCGCCCAACAGCAGGCAGATGGGCTTCGCTCCTACGTGGCGTTGCTTCAACAACAGCTCAATACAGAAAAGCAACTTTCCGCTAACGCCGACAAATCGGTGACGCCGAAATCGTTCTTTGGAACCGCTGAAGTCAGCCTTGCAGACCGCGAGGAGGGGCTGAAGGCGAGAGAGCAAGCCAAGGAGACTCAGGCACTGATCGACGCGGCCACCCGTCAGATTTCGGTCCTGGAAGGCGAAGTGTCAGCTCAGGCGCTCAAGGCCAGCGACGCCGGCACACCGAAAGATGCGACCGCCAAGGCAGTTAAACCGATTAAGGACGACACGCTCAAGAATTTTGTAGAGGAATCCATCGAAGATCAGCGTCGTCTCGCCGAGGAGTCCGCGCGGGTCACCGACGCCATTACAGCCGCCTGGGATGAACAGCAGAAAGCTCAGGTGGAGGCCGTTCGGAAAAAGGACGAAGCAGACCGCGCTGCGACCGAGGATTGGAAGAAGCGCCACGAAGAAGAGATAACGATGGTGCGCCAAGAAGCTGAGGCTGAAATCAGGGCAGCACAGGATGCCTATGAAGCCACGGAACGCGACGTTAAGTTGCAAGAGTCGCTTGGTATCATCAGCCACCATACGGCTGAGCAGATGCTGCTCGACGCCGAGAAATTGAAGGCGCAGACCACGCAGGGAGCGCTCGGCAAGGAGCAGGGTCTCTTCGATCCGAATGTGAGCGCGAAAGAGCTGCGGGAGTTCACCCAGATCGAAAATCGGATGACGGCTGAAGCGCGCAAGGCCGCAGCGGAACGTCAGAAAATCGTGCAGCAGGAGACGATGGACTTCATCCAAAAGTGGAAGAAGGTCGAGAACACATTCAATCAGGACTTCACTAGCGCATTCAATCAGTGGGCGACGAAATCGAAGTCCGCAGAGCAGGCCTTCGGGCACATGTTCGGCGAGATGGAGCTGCAGCTCGTTGACTTCGTGGCGAAGTGGCTGTTGCAAAAAGCCGAGATGTGGGCGATGGACGAGGCCATGCAACTGCTCGGAATCACCAAAGAGCGCGTCCAGCAAGGCGCGAACAACGTTGCCCAAGTGACGGGAGCCGCGAGCACCGGAGCCGCTCTCGCAGCCGCAGCCGCAGCTCCTGGCGGACCGCCGGCCATGGCAGCGGCAGCAGGTTCGGCTGCGGGGATCATCGAGTCGGTCGGCTCCGCCGCGCGCTTTGACACCGGCGG